AATATGGGATTAGGCAGTCCCTTTCGCCAGACAACAATACCACACACCTTACCCAAACGGCTCTGCCTCGCCGCCGCCCCTTGCTGGCTCTATTCACTTGTCAAAACCAGCTTGGGGTGGGCTAAGGGATGTCTTAAGTTCCCTCGCAAGAGTTAGTCCGGCAATTGAGTAGGTTTTCCGGCCTCGTCTCTGTGGCAACTCTCTTTCCACCACCACCCCTTGCTGGCTCTATTCACTTTTCAATTAAGCGTCGTCACATTCATCCCAGACAGGACAATCTGCACATTCTTCTAACTCATCCGTGTCCTTGCCAAATACACCACCACCGGGACACTTGCCCTTCTTACCTTTTTTCTCATCTTCTCCTTTCTTATCTTTCTTGGATTTTTCTGGTTCTTCCTCTTCGGTAAGATCATCAAACGCAACATCCTGAGTATCGCCGTCATCGAATTCAACCGTAGCCGATTCTTCATCTTCATCGATTTCAGTTATCTCACCTGCATAATCTTTACCGTCAATTTCGACTACGACCCTGTCGCCAACTTTCCAACCGGATTCTTCCGGCTCTTCCTCTTTTTCCTTTTTCTTGCTCTTTTTACTTTTTTTGACTCCCTTGTCATCTTTGTCATCTTTGTCATCGGGATCGGTAGTCTGCAAGAAAATTTCTTTCAATTCGTCGTATTCTTTGATGATAAGAATATCGTCGAGGCAAGTTGTTTTCTCCAAAATGTCGTCATCGTAATCTTCTTTACGAGGTTTGAAATTGACAGAGACTACTGTAAACCAAGAAGCCTTGCCTTGATGACTTTCTTCGACACCCAGTTTTAAAGTAAACCCATTTTCCAAATCTGCGAAACGCTCATAGCCGTCATCTTCATCAGAATTCTTGATTTCCCGGTCAAGCGTTTTACCGAACAGATGAAACGAAATTTCCCATAACTGAACACCTTTCTCCCTGTCCTTGGTGTCAATTACATTGAACAGTTGCCGTTCTTTCGGGGCCAAATCTTTTATTAAATCTTCGTCAGCTTCGGGATCTTTCATTAACTTGGCTCGATATTCACATGGAAAACAAGACTCTCCTATAGTCTTTCGTGGGCAGACATACGAGGTTTGATCATCACCTATCCCACGATGCACCCAGAATGTCCGCTCATAATACAATTCACCTTTGTCGGCGAAAGGATTACCCTCACCTACTTCATAAGGAATTATATCCAATCGAGGGCTTTTCTCACTTTTCAAACCAAACAACTTTACATCCCCTGGTATTTCAAAAGATGTATTCACAAAGCCGGACTTATGCTCCTCAGCTCTGCGTTTTGCCGCAACCGCTGTACTGCGTTTTCCTCTTTTTTCTTTTTCCTTTTTCCGTTTCGACATGTTCTTCTCCTATCTAATTTTCAGTTTTTTCATTACAATTATTCATTTCAGATTTATTATTTTCTTTGCTTACAGCCTCCTTTCCTTTATAAAATCCGACAGTGCCTAATTTCATACAAAGAAAAGCCAGCGTCGGGAGTACAATAATAATACCTATCAGCCATAGAATCTTATCAATCATTATCTTCTGCTTCCTTTAGTTGTTTTCCTGACTGACTTTTTCTCGACTTCTTCCATTGCCTCCCTCGCACAAACAGATGCTCTCGGTGAAGCAAAATATTTCTGCCCATGCAAATCAACGAGCTTCTCTAATGCCTTCTTGCGATGATCGAGAGCAGTAACCGCAGCTTGTAAAACACCAACTTGATGCTTAGTTAGAAAAAATACTTTCTGGGCTTCTTCATATTCTGGTTGGACAGGGACAGCGGCAGCTATCATCTTTTCAGTTATTTTATCCGGCAAATCATACTTATTCGGATCGTTACGAATAGCTAAATCAACCTCTGCCTTAACCAAATCAAAATCTGCTTTTGCATTATCCAAATCCTCCCTTGCATCTTCAAGCTGGACGGCCCATTTGAAATATAGTTTTGGCTGGTTTATCCATTCATCGTCCAACAGATTCTTGTCAATATCAAGAAAACTACCTTCTTCTACATCTCTACTCTTTTTACTCATCTCTTATCTCCTTTCAAATACTTTTAATCACCTGTCAAACCATGCTCTGCTATTTTTCGCCGTTCATTATCTTGTCTTTCGTTGTGTGGATTTATATCTGGATTTGGAACTGCCTCATTGTTTGAGATATCAGCCCAAGACCATGCTTCATCACCCTTTACATGAAGCCTGAATGATATTTCACCTTCCTTTGGTAACTCAGGATGATTTGTTTCTCGTAAAATCTTTTGGATTTTATCTGCTATTTCTCTTTTCTGACGGATTGAAAACATTTTATCTCCTTTCAAAAAATACGTTTCTATATATATTATCGTACATAGGGGCTGTTTTTGTAAAAATATTTTATAATTAATAATTCCCACTTAAATATACCACAACACCTTCTTTCACCATTGGTATCTCTATAACCTCAAATTCACCCGTGTGGACAATTGTTTGCTCTGCAATCTTTTCAGCACTTTTTTTTGATTCAGCTATTATAATCAAACAATTGCCAACAGGAAACACACTCTCAAATTCTACTTTATATAATTTCATTTTTCTGCCCCTTCCAGGCATTCATAGCAGGCAGCACATAGCCCAGCCATCTTAGAATCATAGAAATTGTCACGAAAAGCATCTATAACTACGTAAGCACGGCCAGTAAACTTTCCGGCTTTAAGCATCTCAGTTCTGCAACAAGCAAGCACTAACCAACGAATCTGCTCGGGCTCTTCCCCTTCAGTTGCTTTTAATATCTCTGCCATTTGCTTCCAAGATGTTTTAGAATATAGCAAAGCCCGGACAATTGCAAACGCCTGAGTTTCTGCAGTCGCTGTTATTATAGCATTCAACATATCCCTCTTACTTTTCAAGTTTATTACCGTATCGAGATACACTAAAGCTTTACGAGCAGAGCCCTCACAATTATCAAGAATCTTCTCACAAACGTCTGATGGTATTTCTGCCTTTTCCTTTTTACAAATATCAGCAAGCAATTTTGAAATATCCGTTCTTTTGAGAGACTTAATAACAAATTCAGTAGGTCTGCTTTTTAGCGTAGTTTTAAGTTTTTGTGGGTCAGTAGTCGTCAGAATAAAATAAACATGGCTCGGCGTATCCTCCAACATCTTCAAAAATTCATCCTGAGAATCGGGAGTAAGCTTATGGCATTCATCTATCAGCCAAACACGGCAACTGCCTCGTAACGGAGCCTGATTTATAGAACGCCTGATTAGCCGGACATCATCAATTTTACGTGGAGCATCTTCTATGAAGTCATACTTACTGCAATGTAATAACCTACGGATTATCCTGGCCAGTGTCGTCTTGCCACACCCGGATGGGCCAGTAATAAAAATGGCATGAGGAATACTATTATTCGCTACCATCTTTTCTAATGTCCTCACAGTAATTTCCTGGCCAACCATATCATCCAGATTTCGTGGGCGATGTTTTTTATATAATTCCATTCTTACTCCTTTTTTTATTTTCCGCTTCTCTTCCTTTATACCAATTTTCCGCACAAGTCTTGCATATTTTTTCACCTTCAGCAGTCATCACTCCCTCTTCATCATCAGGACGATATGCTTTCGATATTGGATGTTTCCCGTATATTGCACACCATGCGCATAACCAACTCATATTTTCACCTCTTCTTTTTCGTACCAACTGCCACCAACAGGAGCAACTTCAGCTTCCACAATCAGAGGAACATTAATCCATTTCCAATGCTTTCTAATATCTTCAAATATGACTTGCTTTGCTATTTCCAAATAATCCTTTCTCTCCTTTCTATGAATATCACCAACTATGCTATCATGAATTTGCCCTACAATTAAAGATTTCATTTTATACTTATTCAGCAATCTTTGAATACGTATTAGCGACCATAGCAACCAATGAAATGCCGTACCTTGTGGGGCATAATTAATAACTTGCTTCCTGTCATAAAAACCTTCAACTACAAAACCAGTAAGCATTTCAAAATACCCCTTCCTCAAATATTCATTATACCAGTCTTTCTTCCATTGATTGTAAACTTTGAATCTCCTGTTCCAAAAATCATACTCCACCTCCTGAATATGTTTTTCAAAAGTTCCTCGCTCCGGCTTCTCATCATAATCGCAAGCCCCTAATCCTGTAATCCCCTTCGATTTCAAATGAGTATATAAATCAACACCAGTCTCCTCAATTTTAAGATTCATCTCCTCAATGCCTTTCCATAAACTTACAGCACGAGTCTTATACCAATCACCATAAAACTCAGCAAAGACAAATCTATTTTTCCCACAATCCCTAATACCCCAAGTAACCTGACTCTTCTTGACCATATAACATTCAGCTCCCATATCACGATGCAAATCTAATTTTGGATTCTCTATATATTTAATCATCATTGGGTCTTTATGATAGCAAGTTGTCGAGCAAATCTCTGCTCCCTTAAAATCAAGCTCCACAATTTGATGGTTCCTGCGTGCAAGGAAAGCTCGTCGAATCAACTTTGCAAATTCAGGGTCTTTTATAGGAATATTTTGAAAGTTTGGATGATCACTACTCCCGCGATACGACTGGACAAAATGAAGAGGAAAATTCGGATGTAGAAATCCATCAGTTGTCTCTCTAAGAATCCCCTGTAGATATGTACTTTTTGCTTTTTTTAATTTCTCTAATCGTAAATACGAATCAACAAATTTCAAGCCTGTCGATTTCAAAGCATCCTCATCCGCCTGTGGTCGTCCTGTAGCAGTACGAGAAGGACAATCATATTTCATTACATCGAATAGTATTTTACCCAATTGTTCCCTGCTCCCTAAATTAGTCTTGGAGCCATACTGCTTCCTCCACCTCCTGTATATTTTATGACCTTTAATTTCCTGTGTTAAATTCTTTATTCGATTAGAAGTCCTCCTTATTGCATTCTCCAGATAATCTGTATCTATACGTATCCCATTTGCTTCGACCTGGGACAAAGCAACGCAGCCGTCATGCATTAATTTATATGCAGAATTTATAATAGGTTTCATTTTGCTATCTTTTATGTATATTTGTATGGTCAATACTTTCCATGATTTGAAGCTTCTCTTTTCTATTGTCCCAAAAATTACCTTCTACATGATGCACTTCCATTCCTTTCGGACAGTTCATAACATCTCTATGCAAATAAATTGTTTCTTTTTTACCAGGCCTCCTCTGGTCTCTTACAATATATTTTCTTTTGCCGTTATCACTAACAGTTTTAACTCTCCATTTATATCTGCATACTCGCAGCCAGTCCCAATCATCAAGAAGAACGTCAATTCCATTAACTACAAGAATTTTCATTTTCTTGCCTCCATAAGTTTTATTTGTTTCATAGCCACCCAATATTCCAAGTAACTATCAAGGCCACCATATAAAAGCAAATCCCCCAAATCTAATTCACGCACCCGGTTGAATTTGC